CAGTAAACCGAACCAATGTATCCTCAACCTTACTTGGTGATCCTAAGAACGCGGACATAGTTAACAGACGACCCTAACCTTTATCCTGCTTCACCCCAGTTGTCACCCATCTCGCAGTCTACTCTAGTAGGTACGTTCAAGGGCAAGCCTGTCTCCATGATCTCAGTTATTCTCTTAGCCTGTTCTTCGTTTTGTACTGAGAAACATAGTTCATCATGCACCGTGAGCATGGGAGTAAAGTTCTCAGCGTAGCAGTCCACCATAGCTTTCTTTGTTTGATCCGCCGCGCTTCCTTGGATAAGTTTGTTCAACGCCTTGTATGTAAAGGCTCTTCGTAACATCCCTAGTCCACCGTATTCTTTCTCCGCTTCCGCTAACGGCATAGCCTTATTGTATCCAAAGGTTCGAGGCTCCCATAAATGGAACCGACACCTACGTCCAAGGATCGTTCTGATCTGTCCCTCTGTCGTGGCTCTCTGACTTGCTATAGTTGCTATCTGTTTAACGAAAGGAACCTTATCGTTGTATAGTTCTAAGATATCTTTGGCCTCATCCTTGGAGATGTCTAACTGATTGCTGAGTTTTCCAACACCCATTCCGTACATGATACCTAGGTTCACGACCTTCGCTTCTTTCCTAGAGATCCCAGCAAGGTCTGCCGCCATCTGGTGTAGGTCAACATCTCCGTTGTTGTACTCATCTACAATAGTATCCACCACAGAATGCTTCATGCTATCTGGAAGGGACGATGCAAAGTGTACCAGGAGCCTCGGTTCTTGGCTCGAGTAGTCAAAGCTTCCCCACTTATCTCCTTCTTCTGGTAGAAACAATCCTCGTATAGCCTTCTTAATATCTGGATCCCTCGCAGGAAACTGTTGTAGGTTCGGGTTGCTAGAAGAAAATCTACCTGTAACAGTTCCCCCTCCGTCTTTGCGTAGCTGATGAAACTCTGTGTGTATCCGCCCTTTGTGTTCATGGCGCATGATACTATCAATGAACGTACTGTCTGCCTTGTCAAACTCTCGCAGCTTCACGATCATTTGAGCTATCTCATTAGGGTGAGCGTTCAAGAAATGTTTTGTAAAGGATGGACTCCCGGCTTCTGTCTTCGGAAAGTCTACGCCCAACTCTTTAAAGACCTTGGCAACAGATGCATTCGCCCAGGGTTCAATGTCTATGCCTGTCTTACGTTTGATCTCGGCCTTATAATCTCGCACCTTGGTGCGTAACTCTTTGCGTATTACATCTGTCTTATTTAAATCTACACGAACACCCTTCTCCCTCATGTCAAGCATCACTGGGATGAGAGAAGTTTCTAGATCAAAGATGTGGCTTAGTTCCTGCCTTGAGATCTCTGTCTTAAATCTTTCCCACAACTTTAAGGTCAGCACTGCGTCTTGTTCAGCGTAGGCTCCGACATATTTAGGTGGTAGCTTGTGCATGTCTGCTTTCGGATCAATCCCCCACTCTGCGGCGGCGGCTCGAAGGAGTCTCTCACTCTTGGTTTCACCGAGGTAGTCACGTCCTAGGTTATTTAGGCTGTAGGAGAACCTGTTCTCGTCGATGAGGGCGGCTGCGATCATTGTATCGATAATCCTACCCTGTACCTCAATGCCCACTGAGCGGAGCCATCCTGCGTCATAGGTAGCATTATGCATAATCTTATCTATGTGAGGAGTTTCCATCTGTTTCTTTAGCCACTTCATCGTCATCCTATGATCTAAGTTGTGACCGTTCTCGTGCTGAATGGGGAAGTAACCGTAGTAATCTCCTGCTGCCACGGCAATCCCGGCGATGTGACCATCGTTTCTTGACCAACCAGGACCTAAAGTCATGAGGTTAGGGTCACATGTCTCAAGGTCTATAGATATTTGTTTGTACACAGTTAGGTCGGGATACTCTGGAGGTATGTTCCAGTCCTTCTCAATGAGATCCATTTCATTCTTGATTAAGAAATCGTTGTCATGGCTACTGCTAACTTCGAATAGATTTTTCTGCATTATTAATCCTCAAACATGAATGATAATTGTTCTGGGTTTTCGTAGATAGCCTCAACTCTGGGGTGCATTATCTCCGTAAACTCAATGTCACAAAAATTACCACAATCTGGGGTTACAATCTTTTGTTTTCTTCCTGCCTCTGGGTCAAGTTCATCTAAGAAGATGCCTCGTATGCAGGAGTTGCCCACTAGTCGCTCTGCATCTGCCATCTTTTTAAAATGCCCAGGGAAGTCCGTCCGTATCTTATTCCAATATCCCATCCCACCTTTGACACAACCGATACAGTTATTGTTATTGTATCCCAAAGTGTACATCGTTGGACGTTTGATGCCTTGCTTCTCCAAATAAAACAAACATTCTTTTTTATTTACCTTGTTCTCGATCAAAGGGAATAAGGGTTTAGCATCAGGATATTGTTCCTTAAATCTAATCGCTCGATTAATTTCTTTCTTACTGTATTCAAACCCAAAGATCTGCCCAGAATAATCTATCTCTTTCTCTATTCTCTGTCGCACTCTTTTCTTTAGAACCAAGGTGCATCGAGCACCACCTGGCCCATTGACATACTTGTCTTTGATAATAACTTCGAACTGATCGTTATGTTTGTGCGAACTGTAAACCTCAATCTCTTTTCCGTACCATTCTTCACACTCTTTCTTGAACCTCTCGTTATCAGGGTGAGCACTATCTATTTGAAAGTACATAGGTCGGACGGCATCCAATCCATACTTATCTATAGCAAGTTTAGTAGCAACGGCACTCGTTACTCCGGCACTCCACCAAGATATGATCGGGTCTATGCGTCCCATTTTTGTTTTAGAAAATAACCATCTTCCCATCTATCCTTGGCATCATGATCGCAATGCTCCACACGATGTCCTTCTCCATACCCATGAGTGTGCTTCTTCCCACACTTCGTACAATCAAATGTGAAAAGGTCGGTGCCGTTAATAGTTTCTTTTGTCGCATAAATTGTTGGTATATCCATTGTTCTCTCTCCTTATTCGTTCCATTTTTCTGCAGCCAAAGCGGCGTACCCTGCTATGTCTACCCAAGAATCCTCATGAGTAGGCGTTTCAATAAGTCTCGATACCTTTAATTGGTTTAAGCAAAGATAAACCTGGGACACAGTAACTTCAACCCCAAGTACAACCGACCATAGCTTGGCGATACGCTCATGGTTTAAGTATGCGTCTCCATAATGCTTGGCTCTCGGACCATTGACTAACTCTTCTGCCTTCGCGAGTATCTGTTCTCTTCTCATGGTTTCCTCCATTGATTTTCTTCTGCATAAAATTTTCCTGTGGATTTACTACGGCACACCTGTGCATTAACCCAGTCACCTTTGTGTTTTTGTAGCAACCAATCTATCAACTCAACTTTGTTGATGGTCAGAGAAAACATCACCCAAGGAGGAGAACCTTCTGGTGGCTCTTTGGTAAAAAGTCCTTGAATAAAAATCTTTTCTTTTGGTTTTCGTGTCTCTCCTAGTTCCTTCATCAACTTTTCTGCCATGTTTCTAGCCGCCGCCGCTTCTTCAAAAGAGCACGCAGGATCTTTTGCCTTTCTTAAAAGATTTTCTAGGCGTTCTGCTTTGCTCATAATACATACCTATACTTTTTGTTGGATTCTATTATGTGCAAATTCTTCTTAGCCCTCGTTATGCCAACATAAAATGCACGGTGCTCGTCGTCCTGGTTTCTATTCTCAGCACATGCTCGAGTGCTTGATAAAGATACCACACAGTTATCGTCCTCTCCTCCCTTCATAGCATGAAAGGTTGACAGCTTTATCCTAGGTGTATCCAGAAAGTTCTCCCCCCTTCGTTCGATAGCCTCAAAGTAAAGCTTATCGTGCGTACCCAATCGAGCCACGTCCATCGCATCTCGCTCCTTGGGTGCCTCCATTCCGTAATTAAGTTGGAGGTCTTCGTAAGACAGGAGACTTTCAGGATCCACGGCCTGCAATAGGTTACTCGAACCTCGCTTCACCACTTTAAAATCCCCCGTCTTAGGCACATTTTCGTAGAGTTTTACTACCGAGGCAAGAGGTAATCGTTCCCCTTTTTGTAGTTTTTTCCAAGAAGTAATAACTTCCCCCGTAGTTTGG